GGAATATCATTATATATTCCATGACCGAGAAAACGCATGAGCTGGTGCATTCGAGGATTCGCTCGAGCGTAATCACCATCGCGGCTCATCTTCATGAAGAAATTTTCCGATCCAGAATTAGCGACCTGCCGCCGGGTTGCAGCGAGCGTGTCTGCAATCGTCTGGAACGAGCTTTGCATCATGCCCGGTGAAACACCTCGGACTTTCGCAAGATCGGATGCCTCGTCACCCATTTTTAATTTTACATTGTCGAGCTGTTCACCAGCCCAACCAGTGAAGTCAGCGCTTTTTTGGAATACGGTTTGACTTCCCGCCAAGACTTTATCTTTGACGCCCAACTTCCCAGGCTTTGTAAGTTTGCGTCCAACCCCAGCGGCCAGTGCCTCGGGAGCAAACGGATTGAAGATCGACAGAAACTCTGCGCCTTTAGGGTTAATAGTGGCGGCCAATGTGTCTTTGACCGCTTCAAATTGTTCAACGGACTCTTCGTCATCAGCAAAAAACGAAGTTAGATCCCCCATGATCGTGTCCTGGCCTGTCGCATACTTTTCGCGATCAGACATGTATTTAGCGAGCTTCATCGCTCGCCCGATCACTTTGTCTTTTTTGTCCTCCGGGAAATCTTTGTAAGATCGTTTGCGGTAATTCGGGAATGAGTATCCGGATCCGTATCCTCCCTGGAGACCACCGCTCGATGTAGCTACAGTGTCAGAGAGAGATTCATTGAGAGCAATCATGTGACCGATCATTCCCATGTCATACCCTGCTCGCAGTGATCCCTCCGCAGTCATCCCGGCGATGTTCTCGAGAGCTTCTCTGTCGCGTCCAGATCCATCGGTTGCGTATAGTTTACTTATCTCTTTTGCGACCTCGAGTCCGCCCTGTCCGATCTCTGTAAGCATCGGGCCAATGCCGCCGAAAAACGCTTTGGTGACCTGCATGGGAGAGAAATCTTTCTCACTCATATAGGTCAGATAACGGTCCCACTGCTCCCGAGAGTATGCTTTCCCCGGTTCAGCTTTCATCATTTCGTAAAGCTGCTTTTCAGTTGCATCTTCGACCGGATCAATGATCCTCGGCATCGCTGCAAAATCTGGCCCATCGTCTTCGGATACGGTTAACGAGTCCAAAGAAAGATTGCCGAAATCGATACTTTTATCTTCGCTTACTTCTAAGTCCTCAAGAGTGAGGTTACCGAAATCAGGTTGATTACTTGGCATCTTTTTTCGCTGTTGAGTTAGTGAAAGATTCTAAGCTGGGCACCGTTATCATAACCCACTTCTCACCTGTCCAGTATCTGGACAATTCGCCTGGTGATATTACAGGTGCTTCACCGTAGACCAGATCTTCATACATTGCTTTGAGAACGTGGTTATTAACTTTTTCTTTGTCACCCTGAATGCTTTTAGGAACCCAGTAAGAAGTCATCGGCATCTTCTCCAAGCGCTTTGCATCCACCTGGTATGCGGTTACATTTTTCCCGCCATCCACTGATCGCCTAAGTTGGTTACGAGTTAGCCTGGCGATAAGCGACTGAGTTGCTGCCATGACGCGCTCGTTGCTCTCGGGAGTGTTCTCGATTGAAGCAATGGTTGATGAATACCTGCGAACGTCTTCGTCAGTCAGAACACCTGTTTCTTTAAAAACGCCTTTAGCGAGGACGGGTATACTCTGAATCAAAGTTGATTTAAAACTATCGATATTGCTTACATCCTGACCAGTGAACGGTGCAGCGAATTTCTTCAACTTGGAGAACCAGCCTCCAAACTCATTACCCTGTAATGGTATCCCCAGGTTTCTCATCTGCTTCTCTGTGCTGGCAACCAGATCGATTGCAACAAAAGCCTGATCCAGCGATTCCATCTCCGATTGAGATAACTTCCCGGATCCGCCAGTTACTGCTATTTTTTCTGATAGAGTTGCGTTTTCGGGCAAACTCTCGATCTTTTTCTTAACAAATTCAGCGTTTTTCTGCTCGTCTGTTTTATCGTTGTAAATACGCTGTTGCTTACCGCTTTCCAGTAGAAAATTGTTCATCGTCGCAAACTGGCTTGCGGATAATCCCTCCTGGCTCCCGTCCACTCCAGCGTCTTCGTAGGTTACACCCTGCTTAAGCAAGTGAGCGTCCATTTTCTTTTTACGACTCCAGGCATCCAGTCTACTGCGACTTTCTGGATCGTTGGGGTTGAGCGTAACACCAGTCTCTTTGTGCATTTCATCACGCAGATCCTCATACTCAGTGTTCAGCTCTTCAGCGCGAATGGTCCGATCGATCTGCTTTTTGTAAGCATACTTTTGCTGGTGCATATCCATGATCATGCCGAACTTTTTAAGAACATTCGGATCTTTCATTTCGCTCATGGTGTATGCAGTAAGCTCTCGAAACTTGGTTACATCTTCCCGGTCATTGAACTTCAGCTTGCCAGCTTCAGATGCGTAATAACCGAGAGCAGTTTCGCTCGTTAAGCGATCTTCCTCCGTTCTGCGATTTACATCGCGCTTCCGTTCAAATTCGGCTTGCCGTTGATCGATTAACTGCTTCTGAGCTTCCGCGTTTATCTTATCTCGAGCCTCCTGTAAATCGGATGCTCGCTCACGCGATGCTTTGTTTTGTAGTTGTGCGGCTACCTGTGTGCCCTGTGCGAATCCACTTTGAAAACTCATGTATACTTCCCTCCCAATGCATTGCTTGCACCTTTAAAGAATTGACCTCCGCCCATCAAACTTCCAAACCCGCCAGTGAGCGCTGATGTAGCTGCTCCACTAACAGCACCAAGAGCGGTATTCCACGGGTTCATCTCCGCGCTCTGGAACGCGTTTGAACTAGCTTGCTTGTAAGATTGTTGAGCAAAGTTTGCGCCCATCTGCATAGCGTTTGGATTGAGCCCGGCGCCCTGTTGTATTCCCATTGGGTTGAAGCCAGCGGCGCCCTGTTGTGCCCCAGAGATTGCTCCGAACTGAGCCACTGGAGTTATGCCTGAGAGGAAGCTGGATGCGTTTGCTAGTCTTTGTTGCCGCAATCGAATGGCAGCATCACCAAGAGCAAATCCCTCGGCTGCTGCATTCGCATCTCCCAGCACATTGCCTCGAGCAGCCTGGGCTCCCCGGATAGATTGTGTGACCTGGCTGCTCAACTCATCACCCAAACCATACCCGGCCTCAAGATCTTTCTTCGCCTCCTCGCCGAGCATCTTTCTAATTTCGGTTCCCTGGGGATCTGAGAGTTCAAGCTCTTTAAGTCTTTGTTGAATTGCTCTCTCACCGAACTCCTCCTGAACGTCCAGTTGACTTTCTGCAATTGTCCTGGCGCTTTCAGACATGAACTCAAGCTGATTACGCATCTGATCAATGTCACCGAACCCAGTGAAGTCAGCAGTCTTTTGCTCACCCGTTTTCGGATCGGTATACGTTACGGATGTTCCCATCGTGGACGCGGATTCGATCTGTTTGCGGATCGGTAACGTATCGATATCAGCGTATACAGCGGCCTCGTTGGCTGCTGCTATGTCTGGTGGTGCTGGTGGTTTCGGTTTGCCCATAACATTAATCTCTTAAAGTCTCTGTATCTGTATCGTTTTAAATTGTATTGCCGGTGCCCCCAGTAAATCAGTTTGTTGGCGTCTTTGTTCTGCTCCTCAAAATTGGTAAACAATGTGTATGTCGCAGACTCCCCAGCGCTGCAAAGTTCATGAAAATATACGTGCTCACCCGTCGAGCAATTCGGTTCCCAAAAATGCGGCACAATATCCCCGGTGAATTCTTTAATTCGGCGATACGTTGCGAACCCGCGCATGAATCCATCTTCCTCGGCGACCATGAGCGTCTTATTTTTCGCGTGGAGACAGAGGTGCTGCTTGACTTCGGATTCTGTCCAATCTGAAAATAGTTTTCCGTTGCCATTCTCGCTCGCAAATTTAATAACGTCCTCAATGGTCAAACCTGTTTTTCTAGTGTTTCGATAAATGCTCCGAGGTTAACATTTCTCAATGCGATGTATCTCTGATCGTCCAATTCCAGTCCGGCCTCGGTAATTTGAGTTGCCGATGAATTGGTGATTTTTACCTGGAACTCTCGTCCCTGGTTCGTTCCCGTTAAGCTCATGTTGTGGCGCACGATTCCTGGCTTGCCTAACACCGCTGGAAGAACGAAGTCCAATCTTAGTTCACCAGTTCCAGTGTCGACTAGTTGACCGCTATCCAGGATCACTTCGTCGCCTCCATCGGGGATCAGTGTGATGTTTGCTCGAGCTTTGCTTTTAAAAAATTCTACCTCGAGAAAGTCGCATGTCTTCGGGGATATAGGATCGTTGAACGTAAGACCGCGAGTAAGAATCTCGAACGGGACTTGAGTGTAACTGGCTCCCAAGTAATCGGCGTAATCGTTTTCGGTGGTCGAGTCTTCGTCGATATGATCTCGCAAGTAAGCAACATTGTTGTTCGTTGTATCTGCCCATACCAAACGTCGACGATCATTCAATGGCTCATAAATATCGAACATTGATGGTTGCCATCCGGACCATCTCCCTGCCCATTGTTTTAGATTGGTATCGTATACCAGGACAGTGTTAGGAACCGTTGAGGATCCTGTTGGAACAGCAAGTATGTATCGGCCTCGCCAAAATGACGCGCACGATTTAGTCGCTGATCCCCAGTTAATCTCCTCAATAATATCTTGGATGGGTAGCGATATAGGGTCGCTGGTTGCAACCTGGTCCTGTTGAAATGCAGTGCCTACTGAACGAACACCGTCCCGGCTAAGAAAAAGTATATCATCTCCAACCCTGACCGCTGACTTTTCTGCCAGGCAACCAACTTTATCGGAGACCATCTGCACGTTGTATTGGTTAGGCGTCAGTGATGGGTTTGCATCGATAACGTAAATTGAATTCTCTTTGAG